TTTGGTAGAAAAGTTAGGGATATTATCGACTCAGACCTGTATCAAGACGTTTTTCCTGGCGTAAGTCTAAAAGCAGACAGCAAATCAGCAGGGAGATGGGAGACGAATAGCGGAGGCGAAGCTTTCTACTCTGGTATTGGCGGTGCGGTAACGGGTCGTGGTGCAGATTTGCTAGTTTTAGACGATATCCACTCGGAACAAGACGCACTTTCTCCCACAGCTTTGGACAATGCTTGGGAATATTACAGTTCTGGACCCCGACAAAGGCTACAGCCAGGCGGAGCTATCGTTATTGTGATGACAAGATGGAGTATCAAGGACTTAACAGGTAGATTATTAAACAAACAAAGCGAAGAACACGCCGATCAGTGGGAAGTTGTAGAGTTTCCTGCAATATTTCCCGATAGTCAAAAACCTTTATGGCCCGAATATTGGAAAATGGAAGAATTAGAGGGGGTAAAAGCCTCTTTGCCTGTAAGTAAGTGGGAAGCTCAGTGGATGCAGAACCCCACGTCCGAAGAAGGGGCGATTTTGAAGCGAGAATGGTGGCAAAAGTGGGAAGAAGACGAAGTTCCAGAAATGCAGTACGTAATACAGTCGTACGACACGGCATACACCAAGAAAGAAACGTCTGACTTCTCTGCTATTACGACATGGTGCGTTTTCTACCCTGATCCTAACTCTATGCGGCCAGCTTTGCTATTGCTTGATGTCAAAAAAGGTAGGTGGGACTTTCCTACACTCAAGAGAGAGGCATATAAGCAGTTTGAATACTGGGATCCAGATACAGTTATTGTAGAAGCCAAGGCCAGTGGTCTACCGCTCACGGACGAACTACGTCATGCGGGTATTCCTGTGGTCAACTACTCACCTGGCAAAGGACAAGACAAGATTGCAAGAGTAAATGCGGTCGCACCTATGTTGGAATCAGGCATGGTGTACGTACCCGACACGCGTTGGGCGGAAGAATTAGTAGAAGAATGTGCAGCGTTTCCATTTGGAGATCATGACGACTTAGTGGACTCGACAACGCAAGCGTTAATGCGTTATCGACAGGGCGGATTTATTGGTTTAGAATCGGACGATGATCTGCAGGAAAATGAACCTAGACGGATCAGAGAATATTATTAGGAGAGAGCAATGGCTGATAAAGGCGAAAAGATCAAGGACCAAGGATTTGTTCCTTATGCAAAACAAACTGATATGAAAGCACCCATGACCAAACCTGGAGACGGGAAAGGCAAAAGCCGTGGTGGTGGAGACGCAATGAGAGGCACAAAGTTCACAGGCGTTTACTAGGAGAACAACATGGCATTAGGACCATTAGTACAAGGCCTCATGAGAGGCATTGGTAGTTTAGGCGGCAGAAGTCCCTCATCAAGAATGGACAACGTTCTTAAAAGTATGAGAACGGGTCAACAAGCAGGAGACAAGTTTAATAAACTAACGCAGAACCAGTTAGACGATATGGTTGCGAGGTACGGTCGAGAAACTCAAGCTCTTACAGACAGTGTAACCAAGGGATCTACTTCCATAACTTCTCAAGCAGGCTACGCTAGAAAAGCGCAAGAGCTGATAGAAAAAGGTGCTGAGGTTGAAAAACTTGTAAAAGTTCTTGAAGGACAAATGAAGCTGACAAAAACCATGGGTGAAGCTAGACAACTTATGGAAGCTTTAAACAGAATGCGAAAAGTAGACAGCCTAATAAAAGGAACTATAGCAAGTCTAGGAGCGGGTGGAGCAGGAATGTATTTTGGTGCATCGCAACAACGTAAGAATCCTGACTTCTACAATCCAGAAGATAATCCATTTAGAGGACTATTTGGCGGAACACCAAGAATGTCTGGGGATGTACAAGAAGCCCTTGAAGACATGGAAAAGAAAGTAAATGGCAGAGAACAGTAAACCGACCAACATAGAAAGGTTGTCAGATCTTATTGATCTGGAAGTACAAGACGGAGAGGAAGTTCAGATTGAAGAGCCCATGCAAATGGGTGAAGGCGATATTGCCGTTGAACTATCCGAAGAAGGCGCACAGATAGATTTTTTTCCTGATGAAGAAGTTATCGATACCACGCCCTTCGACGCAAACTTAGCGGAGTACGTTGACGAAGGCGAGCTAGGACGAATTGCTTTTGAATTAATTACAGACTACGAAGAAGACAAGGCAAGTCGTCATGACTGGGAAGACACATACGTAAGAGGCCTAGATTTACTTGGCTTTAAGTATGAAGATAGAGACAGACCTTTTCCAGGAGCATCAGGCGTAACACATCCTATGCTCGCCGAATCCGTAACGCAGTTCCAAGCGCAGGCATTTAAGGAACTATTACCAAGTAAAGGCCCCGTGAAAACCAGAGTCATGGGCAATGAAACACCTGACGTAGAAGATCAAGCACGTAGGGTAGAAGAGTTCATGAACTACCAGATTACTACGGTAATGGAAGAATATACCCCTGAAATGGATCAATTATTGTTCTATTTACCCCTAGCAGGTACAGCATTTAAGAAGGTTTATTACGATCCAAGTAAACAAAGAGCAGTTAGCACCTTTGTACCCGTAGAAGATTTAGTAGTTCCGTACACAGCCAGTGACCTAGAAACGTGTGAAAGAGTCACACATGTAGTCAAAATGAGCTACAACGAAATCAGAGCACAACAACTTGCAGGATTCTACAGAGACATACCACTACAGCCTGCTGAAACAAACATAAATAGCGATACCGTAGACAAAGAGGACGAGCTCGAAGGACTGAGTGCTAACACCAACGACATGATGTATGAACTGTTGGAGTGTCACGTATCCATAGACATACCAGGCTTTGAAGATCCAGACGGATACCACCTACCTTTTATTATTACGATAGACAGAGCGTCAAACGCAGTCTTATCTATTAGAAGGAACTACCGTCAGGACGATCCACTAAGAACAAAAATACAATACTTTGTACACTACAAGTTTCTCCCTGGTCTTGGATTCTATGGGTTCGGCTTAATACACATGATTGGCGGATTGTCTCGAACCGCTACTGGAGCCCTACGACAACTGATCGATGCAGGTACGCTGGCAAATCTTCCTGCTGGATTTAAGGCCAGGGGACTTAGAATCAGGGACGACGAGACTCCACTAGAACCTGGAGAGTTCAGAGACGTAGACGCACCAGGCGGAGCACTAAGAGATTCACTGATACCACTGCCTTATAAAGAACCGTCGGCAACATTGATGCAACTACTAGGATTCTGTGTGGAAGCAGGACAAAGGTTTGCATCGATTACGAATCTACAAATAGGTGAAGGTAACCAAGAACTTCCTGTTGGAACAACCATGGCCTTACTAGAGCAAGGCACAAGAGTCATGTCTGCAGTTCACAAAAGATTGCACTATGCACAAAAAACAGAATTTAAAATTCTAACCAGATTGTTTGCAGAGTATCTGCCTCCTGTATATCCATACCAAGTTATAGGCGGAGATCAACAAATCAAACAAGCCGACTTTGATAACAGAGTAGATGTGATACCTGTGAGTGATCCTAACTTCTTCTCAATGAGCCAACGTATTACATTGGCACAACAAGAACTACAGTTAGTACAAAGTAATCCACAAATACACAACATCAAAGAATCGTACAGAAGAATGTACCAAGCCTTAGGCACTGAAAATATTGAAGCGTTGTTCGCACCTGATCCGCCCCCACCCGTTCCGATGGATCCAGCAAGTGAGAATAGCGCAGCATTAATGGGTGCACCTCTTATGGCATTCCCTGATCAGGCGCATCAGATTCACATAGAGGTGCATCTTTCTTTCTTAGAGTCTGGTGCAGGTATGACAAACCCTGCAGCAGTGCCTATGATGGTGTCGCACATATTCCAACACATATCATTAGAAGCACAGAACCAAGCTAATGAACAGATGCCAGATCAACCACAACCGATGCAACAACAGATACCAGCCATGCAGCAAGGAGGAATGATGATGCCACCCCCACCTAACCCTGCAAAAGAAGCGTTGAAGGCACAACTAGAACTAGAGATCATGGAATCGATTATG